CACTACACTTCTTTGTGTGTAACTAATTAGTTTGTTAGTTAGTTACATTTATATTATCCAAAATAGTTTGTATTTTGTTTGTAAATTATTTGTATTGTTGAATTATTTTATTAACTTCAATTATATTTTTATATTTATTATTGAAAAGTATTTCATTATTACTTGAATTTAATATTGTAAAGTCATATAAATTTTCATTGTGACAATAGTTAATTTGAAATTTAGTTTTTACATTAAAGACATTTAAAATATTTGACATAATTAGTAGTTTTTTATTTACATTATTATTATCCAAATTGACTTGTATTTTGTCTGTAAAAAATAAAATTAGTAAATTAGTTTTCTTCTCGAAAAAGTCAAAACATTCTACGTAACCGGCTGATTTTCTGGTATATATACCTGTAAAAACTAGGAAAAAGTTGGGGGGCCCGGTGAATTTAAAACCGTTTTTGTAACAGACTGATTGTCAATAACATAGGGGGTAGCACTATACCCCAATATTTGTAACGTGATTTTTTCAAGAGGGTGACATTAGGGTTATAAGTATATAGAGTAAGGGGCTATTGTCACTATATAAGTAGTTTGTAAACTATCGCTTTTACCTGTAAGTATATAACCTATAAAAGAATTTAAGATTATGGCTATAATATATTCATACCCACAAATAGGTGAGTTGGCTACAGGCGATACTATAGCTATATCTGACGTTAGTAATGGTAATAAAACTAAGTCTGTTACCTATTGGACAGCTAGATTCGTATATAAACACGGGTCAAGCAACTATAATACAGGTAGATGATCGTGTTGTAACAGGTGCATCGTTTAATACCGGTAGCGGTTTACTAACATTGACAAGAAACGGTGGTGATATACCAGACGTGACAGTTAATTTAGATAATAGATACTATTTATCTAGCAACCCTAACAGTTATACTTCTAATCTAGGTGTAGTACAATCGCTAACAACTAATTACTCATCAGGCGCCGCTACACTTGGTAAATGGAACTTTGAATATTCCTCAATACTCTGGTGGAAGCGGAACTGATAACTACGTAGACGGTGGTTCTATTAGTGGTAATACACTAACGCTTACAAGAACTGGAGGTTTAAGCAATGTTAATATAACAGGTTTACTTGAATTAGGAGTGACATCATTAACAGCTCTTGCTGGTAACACAACTACCATAACACAAAATCAAGCAGATGATATAACTGCAAATAATTTAAAAGTTAGTTTCCCAGAAGCTCCAAGCTGATGGTCAGCAATATGCTCGTCAAAAACGGTGGTTGGTCTGTTGTTTCTGGCGGTGGTGGTGGTAGCGGAACAGTTACTAGCGTTGCAGCTACTCACGCTGGAAACGCTTTTACAGCTACTATAGGTAATACATCTACAGTAGATCCTTCAGTTGATATTACATTAAATGGCTCATCTTCACAATATATAGATGGTGCTGGTAACTTAACAACTTTTCCAACGATAACAACCGGTACTGTTGAAAGCGTAGGGCTTAGTATGCCTGCTGCTTTTTCAGTTGCTAACTCTCCTGTAACAACATCAGGAACTTTAACTATAACAGGCGCTGGTACTACATCTCAATATGTTGACGGAACAGGAGCACTACAAACGTTCCCTACCATACCAACAGTACCCGCTAATATTGTAGAAACAGTAACTACTACAGATGGTTCGTTTATAGACTTAACACCTGATACGGCAACAGACGGCGCTGTAACTATAACAGCTGATCTTTCCGCAACGGGTACAGCTGACAATACTACGTTTTTAAGAGGAGACAACACTTGGGCAGTACCTTCTGGCGGTGGTGGTGGAGTAACTGAAATTACTACAACCGCACCTATAACAGGTGGTACAATAACTACCACAGGTACAATAGGAATAACACAAGCGAGTGGTAGCGCAGACGGTTACTTAAGTTCTACAGACTGGAATACTTTTAACAGTAAGTCAACATTTGACGGTCAATTTAGTAGCTTATCTAACACACCTACAACGATAGCTGGTTATGGTATAACCGACGCTTTGCAACTTGGTACAACATCTACAACAGCTTTAGCTGGAAATACAGCTATCCCAAGTGCTACAAGTGATCTTACAAACGATTCTGGTTTTGTAGAAGGAACAACGTCAACTCAAACCGCAATAACAGAAATAAAAACACTGACATCGACAGAGTACGGGAACACAAATCCTAAGTTAAACAATGTAATGTATGTAATTGTATAATGAGTGAACTTAGGATAGGTAACGCTATTTCTGAACCTGCAAACGGCACGTTAAAAGTCGGAAGCAGTAATGTTCAAGAAATATATTTAGGTTCAACAAAGATTTGGCCTACAGTATCGCCTGGTTTAGATGACCCTTATGTTCCTATAGCTGATAACACAGACCCAAGGTTTGTAGGGACAGAACCTGTAAATATCAATAGCAGTCAAAGTAGCGCGTATGTAAGAATATATGACGTGTATGGAAATACAATAAACACGCTTGGTACTATTGCTACCCCAACCGCCAATCCTTCAATAGCTGGGGCTTATTATTGCATATCAACAGCTAGTGATAACTGTGATTACCTATGGGCTAGACCTTATATAACTGGGTTAGTATATGGATATATTATTAGAAGTAACGATAGAGGCGCTACTTGGGTGGAAACACCAATACCTAGTCATAGGCAAAGCGGCGATCCCCAAGCTTTTACACCATCTATAGAACAGTCAAGAGATGGTAAGTATGTTATTACAATACCACCCGCGCCGTTTACTACACCTTTAATATCGAGCGATTATGGAGTTAATTCTTCAGCTATAGGTGGTCTTCTTAATTTTGATAAAGAATACGCGGCTGCAGGAATGTCAGCTGGTGGAAAGTATATTTATTTAACGTATGTACCGTCCGGGGCATCAGTTGTACAGGTTTATAGAAGCGATGACTACGGTCAAACTTTTTCAAATATAACAACTTCTGTAAATCTACAAGCTACAATATCTGGTTATAACGGGGTGTTTAGTTACAAGCCTTTAGTAAACGCAACAGGATCAAAAGTTGTTTTTGCTTTTGTAAACCGAAGTTACACCACTAGTAAGTTTGGAAACATAAGTTCAATTTCTACAGATTATGGAGTAACATATTCTAAAATTAGTCAACAAATGTACGGGTATAGGCTTTATAGTAGTCCAGCCGTTTCTAGAAACGCAGCTGCTGATGGTAGTAGATATATATGGAATGCTGGGCAATCTGCAAGAAGTTGGAGTTCGTATGACAGTTCTTTGACAACGTCAGCACTACAAGATATTGGTAACAATGCAGATCAATCTATGACATCTGTTAGTAACTATGGAGGTTATGGTGTCGTAGCGACAAGAAGAGGTGTTGCGACTACAACACGAATGTATTTTAATTCATTTAGTAATACCGCTGGCTATGCGAGTAGCGGGTTTTATACGCAACATGCGGTTAATAAAATGCAATTAGCAGTAAATATTTTATAAAAAAAAATAACAAATGCCAATAATATATAGCTATCCAAAAATAGCGAATTTAGAAACTACTGATTTATTTATAATATCAAGAACACCACAAGATCCTGATGAAATATCTAATTTTAGCGTAGATCTTCAAGATATATCTAGCTATATATTAACTCTTCTTGAGTTAGACTTTGCTGGTGATGTTGGAACTGGCGCTGTAGATTTTTCCCCACAAGAAGTTTTTAATATTATTGGTACTTCAAACGAAATAGAAACAACTGCTAACGCTCAAACTTTACAGATAGGATTACCGGATAATGTAACTATAACAAACAATTTAATTGTTGGAGGTACAGGTAATTTTACTGGGCAAGTAACAATACCGCTACAACCTATAGCAGACACAGATGCTGCTTCTAAAGGTTATGTTGATACAGCTGTAACTGGTTTACTAGATTTTAAAGGCACGTTTAGAGCTGACACAGGTGAAATACTTTCAGGTGTTAACGCTGGATCTTACTTATATAACTGCCCAGGTGGCGCTGGATCTAGAGTGTCTGTATTAACTGGAGATTACTATATAGTAGCAAACGCTAGTGGAAATTTTTATTGCTCGGGCGATTTACTAAACGTCGGTGATTCTATATTTGCGGTTGCAGATGCGGCCACTGATTCTTCAACAATAAACGATTGGGGCATTGTAGAAAGCGACAACATAGAAGGTTCTGGTACTATAAATACTATACCTATTTGGACAAATACCCAAGTTCTTAGTAACAGTATCATAACACAAAGTGGAACATCTTCGATTACAATTAGTGGAAACTTATTAGTTGACAACTCACAAATAGAAGCCAACACGTTAGTTATTAACGACACAGCTTTAATAAGCGATAAATTAACAATGGAAGATGATATTGATATGACCGGTAATGGTAATATTATAAATCTTTTAGATCCTGTAAACGCACAAGACGCTGCTACTAAATATTATGTTGACGCTTTAAGTGATAAAAATTTTGTATTTCCACAAGCGCTACCATCTGCAACTTGGGTGATTCAGCACAATCTAGGAAAATTTCCTTCAATAACAGTAGTAGATACAGCTAATACGGTTGTATATGGAGAATATATATTTAATTCAATAAACCAAACAACATTAAACTTTTCATTCGCTTTCGCTGGTAAAGCATATTTAAACTAAAAAACAAACAAAAAACAACAATGGCTATTCAATTTTTAAACTCAATAGATTTAAACAATATACCAGCTGAAGGGTTTGCAGTAGAAAATTTAGCTACTGATCCAAGCGTTTCACAAGAAGGTAGTATATATTACAACACTAGTACAGATAAACTAAAGGTATACACCGGAGCTGGCTGGAGTGAAGTAGGGGGTGGTGTTACTGAACTTACTGTTTCAAGCGGCACTTATGTTTCACTAACAGACGCTTCAGCTGCTACAGGCAGTGTTGATCTTGGCACTGTTGATCTTAGTGCGATAGATGGAACTTCAACCACTGCAACTAGATTTTTGAGCAAAGACAACACTTGGGACGTTCCTTCTTATACAACGATAGACACTACAAACGGTACGTATATAGATTTAACACCAACTGCAGCGACAGGAGGAGCTGTAACGATAACGGCAGACATTAGCGCTGTAGACGGTACGGCTGTTGCTAAGCGAAAGATATTTAACCTAAAAATAACACCTGGGCAGAAATAGCTACAATACCTGGAACGTACACGTGGACTGTAGCTGGTAATGCTGGTAGCGAAGCTGTTGTCTCTGGAGATACTATAACTTTTGCTGGAGGTCCTAACTGTACTACATCTTATTCCTCGGGTAGTAACACACTTACAATAAACTCAGATAATACTACATATGACCTATCAGTTCCAACAGGTACTACAGCTATAAGGTTGGCTGCTACTGGTCCTTCTTCTAATGATGATGTTATTATATCTGGAACAACTAACGAAGTAGATATTACTAGAATAGGAGCTCAAGAGCTTAGAGTTGGTTTAACAGATGATGTTACTATAACAGGTGAGCTAACAGTTTCAGGTACAGGTCAATCAAGTTTCGGCGGTCAAGTAACAATACCAGCAACACCAAGTGCTGGAACTGATGCTGCTTCTAAATCTTATGTCGACGCGTCGGTAGTTGGTAATCTTGTTTATCAAGGTGGTTATAACGCCGCTACCAATACACCTGATCTTGATTCTAGTCCAAGTGCTAGTATTAAAAAAGGTTGGACATATACTGTGACTGCTGACGGTACTTTCTTTACAGAACAAGTAAGAGTAGGTGATGTTCTTATTGCTGAACAAGACGCTCCAACTGCTTTAGCTAATTGGACGACTGTTCAAAACAATATAGACTTAGCTGATTTAACTACTGTTGGTATAGGTAATGTAAACGCAGGTGGCGCTATTGATGTTTCTTATGCAAGTGGTACTGCTACTGTTAGTGTTGAAGATTCAACAGCTTCTAATAAAGGAGCGGTTATTGTGGCTGGTGGAACTGGTATTAGCGTTGCTTACAATTCAGGTACAGCTACAGTGACAAATACAGGGGCTTTAGGTGATAGAGTCTCACTAACAGGCGGTAGTCAAGCTGGTGGTTTAACAACATTTACATACGATGTTACTAACTCTTTTACAGGTGCTAGCGCTATAGATGTTAAGTGCGAAGTTATAAGTTCTGCGGGTGAAACAGTATACGCAAGCGTAACAAGGTCAGGCGCAAATTTAAGTGTTGAATTTGCAGGTTCAATATCTAACGGTGCTTATGAAGTGTTACTTACATATGTAGGATAATTAATATAACAATAAAATAAATTAAATGGCAATTAACTTTTTAAATGATGTTAAGGTTATTGAAACCGCGGCAGCATCGCCTTGGACAGAAGATAAATTTGTAGTGCTAGATTCCGGTGTTTTAAAATACCGGACTGGCGCTCAAGTTAGATCAGATATTGGTGCAGGTACTGGAAATGGTACTGTAACTTCCGTTACTGTTTCTGGGGGAACTGGTTTATCTGGATCAGGCACAGTAACAACTAGTGGCACAATTACTCTTACTAATTCTGATAGAGGCTCAAGCCAAAACATATTTAAAAACGTAGCGTCTGATTCAGGTACTGCGGTTGCGGATAGTAACAACGATACACTAACAATAGCTGGTGGTACTAATGTTAGCACTGCTGTAGTAGGTGATACACTTACAATAACAGCTACAGATACAAATACACAATATACAGCTGGTACAGGTCTTACTTTATCAGGTACAGTATTTAATACAAATGTAGATGGTACGCAATCAGTTGCTGCAAATACATCTACAACAACCGCTGCTAGAACATATAAAGTTCAAGTAGATTCTTCAGATAATCTTGTTGTAAACGTGCCTTGGACTTCAAATAGTGGAACGGTAACAGGCACAGGCTCGGCTAATTACGTTTCTAAATGGACAAGTAGTTCAGTACAAGGCAACTCCACTATATATGATAACGGTAACGTAGGAATCGGGACGAATGACCCTGACGCTAAACTTGAAATTTCGACCTCATCAGCACCTATATTAAGATTGACATCTACAGATACAAGTGTAAATACAGGTGAGTCAATAGGTAGATTAGAATTTAAATCTAATGACGTAAGCACAGGCGGTAACAATGTTATGGGGTTTGTGGACTGCTTAGCTACAAATCCAGGCACGACTTACGCTCTAGCCCTGGGTACAGGTTTAGCGGCATCAGCTACTGAAAAAATGCGTATTGATGAACAAGGCGACGTAGGAATTGGGACGACTGACCCTGTCGCTAAGCTTCACATTAACGGAGGTGACTTCTTGTTAGCGGGTGACTACAGAAGCTTATACGTTGGTGGTAGAACAAACAGCTTTGAGGACGGCATAAGAATGTCACTTGACAACGCAGGTAATGGTTATTTTGACCACAGAGGTGTTGGTAACTTACATTTTAGAGTTGATTCATCGCAAGGCGCGACTACTAGAATGGTTATTGAAGCCACAGGAAACGTTGGGATTGGGACGAATATTCCTGACGCTAAGTTAGATATTTTTAACACTGGGGGAAATGCAAACTCTTTATCTTCAGCAATAACATATTCTGGGTTAACCGTAAAACCATATAGTTCAGTAGACTCAAAATTAACATTTTCAGCTAATTCTGGAAATACTCAAATAATACAAGCCACAAACAACTCTGGTTCAACCGGGAGGCAAATTGCGTTGCAACCATTTAATGGCAACGTTGGAATCGGGACTACCTCTCCAGCCACAAAATTAGAGGTTGAAGGAGGTGACGCACTGATTCAATTAAGTACAACATCTAGCTCTGGAAGCCCTTATATGTCTTTTGCGCAAAACGGAAGTAGAAAATCTTTTATTCAACACAACGACAGCGGCGATACGTTAAAATTAGCTAGTGAGTATGGTGGTATAGATTTTTACACAGGTACTTCTGGTGCAGAAACTGAAAAAATGACTATTCAATCTGACGGCGATGTAGGAATAGGGCTAACTTCTCCTAGTTCTAAACTTCACGTAAGAAAAGCCGCAGGTCCACTTAATAGTTTTAACAGCAATACAATAGGTATTTATGAAACTAGTGGGCCAGGATATGTCAACGTAGTAACAGGCGCGACATCAACAGGTGAATTATGGTTTAGCGATAGTTCTGAAGGAAGAGGCCGTGTAAGATATAACCACTCAGATGACTCATTGCAATTTTGGGTTGCTAATGGTGAGAAATTACGTATAGGAGTAAGCGGGCAAATTGGTATTGGCGGTACTAACTATGGATCATCAGGTCAAGTACTTACATCTAATGGTTCTGGATCTGCGCCGTCTTGGCAAGCTGCTGGCGGTGGTTCATATACCTCTAATATTGTATCAAGCGCAACAACAGCATCAAAAGATAATTTATATATCTTTACAGCAAGTGCAACACTAACACTACCCGCAAATCCAAGTAGCGGTGATAGCATAAAAGTATCAAATTTAAGTGGTACAACAACTTGTGTAATAGCAAGAAATAACAAAAATATAATGGCGGTAGGAGAGAATATGACATTAGATAATCAATATGCTTCTTTTGAATTAATATATAGCGATGCAACTCGTGGATGGGTTGTAGTCGGTGGTAACTAATAAATATAAAAAATGAGTAATTACACAACATTTTTCCCATCAGCAACAGCTGGTGGTTCAACAGAAATAACAGACCCTGATAAAATTCCAAAAACAACAGCAGGTTGCACATCAACATCTTATATAGGTGAAATGTTCTATACACTTGGATACAATAGTTATAACTACTTCGATAGTGACAATACTTATAGTCCATATTTTGGTAGCCAAATTACTTACCGAACTCATGGTGGTGGACAGGTATCACAAACAGCAAATAACACCGAAATAACATTAGCTAATGTAACAAATGGGAGTGGTTATTTATGTTGCGTTGTAACTCCTGTTGGTAACCCAGGTGCAATACAAGAAATAAAAATTACAGTTGATGGTGGTACTGAAAAAGTTTACACCTATGATTATGATTCAAACACATCAGTTGATAATTATTACACGAGATTAATTTATGGGTTTTCAGCGTTAGGTTCTCCTGATAATTTAAATTTAGGAAATGATACTACTGCAACAGGGATTTTAGCTTCTGGCGGCGCAGGTTTTACTTGGGGAGATTTTACATACCCAACAATTATTACAAATAACGTAGGTGCTGCTACTACAAGGTTATTTACAGCACATGAATTTAAAAATTACGGTTTTCCAAAATTAAGGTTTGAGAGTAGTATTTTGGTTAAATGTAAAACGAATGGATTATATTCTACATCAGGCGAGGAGGCAATGGGAACAGCAGTATATTATTTAGACAGTCAATTATAGAAATTATGATAATAGAAAATTTAACAAATCCAAACCAAGAGCCACAGGATGGTGATAAACTAAAATATACACATCCAAGTGGCACTATTGAGATAAAAACTTATAATGAACCAAAAGAGCTTACACAAGAGGATATTGAAAATGAAGAACGTCAATGGCGGAATAGTGAATTGAGTGGTACTGATTGGATAGTATCTGTAACAGACCACCCGCAACACGCTGCATATTTATTGTATAGAGAAGAGTTGAGAGATTACCCACAACGGGCTGACTTTCCTAACGGAGAACGCCCAATAAAACTTTAAAAAATAAATAACAACAAAATGGTAGTAGAATATAATTGGAATTGTAAAACAGTAGATGTACATCCAACAGAAGCAGATTACACGGATATAGTATACAACGTGCACTGGATAGTAACAGGAGTTTCAGATGAGCTCGATCCAGAAGGAAATGCATATCAATCAACTAGTATCGGCACACAAACTGTAGCCTTAAATCCTGAAAGTGAATTTATTCCCTTTGAAGACTTAACAAATGAAACAATTGTTGGGTGGACTAAAGAAGCTATGGGCGAAGAACAGGTAAGTTCTATAGAAGCCGGTATACAGCAGGCTATTGATTTAGAAATAAATCCTACTTCTGTAACCATGACAATAGCAGATTAAGTAAAAATCACTAAAACCAAGTGAGTATATAGAATATACCCGGCCAGGGAAATGGCAAACCAAATAGTAATTTAAAACCAAAACCAATGACACTATTTTACCAGACTCAATCGTGGAGTAGTCAACCACAAATAAGTGAAGAAACCATCAACCTTTGGAAGCATGTATCTGAAAAGAAACACTGGCGTATAGTCCAGCTACCAAACGGTTTCTACCAAACAGAATACCTAGATCCAAAAAAAGAAGATTCTTGGATCGACGTAACGAGACGCGAAACCCTCGAAGGAGCTGAGCAAGCAATAGACGCATCAATAGCGCACTATGAAAAAAAGCTTGGTTACTTACGCGGACCACAAGTCGTTAAAACCTTTGAATAAAATTATACAATACAATTAAATTAAATTAAATTATGACTGACAAAATTGTCAAAAATCTTAACTTTGGCCAAGATGCTAAGGATAAGGTGTTTAAAGGTATAGATAAACTAACAAAGGCTGTTAGCTCCACACTTGGGGCTAGCGGCCAATGTGTAATACTAGAAGATGATCAGGGAAAACCTGTCATTACAAAAGATGGTGTAACTGTAGCAAACGCTATTACACTATTAGACCCAGTAGAAAATATGGGTGCTACGCTTCTAAAGGAAGCTGCTAGAAAAACTGTTCAAGAAGCTGGCGATGGAACAACAACGGCTACAGTACTAGCGCACTCAATTTTAACTGAAGCGTATAAAAATATCGATAAAGATAATATACGTAATATTAAAAACGGCATAACAAGTGCTGTTGATAAAGTAATTGATTACTTAGAAAAAAAGGTTATTGCAGGTAGAAGGTAGTATGCTAGATGATGTAGCTGCTATTAGTTGTAACAACGATGCTGAGCTTGGCAAAATAATCGGTGATGCTTTTAAAGCTGCTGGTGAAAACGGTGTTGTTATAATGGAACCTACAACAGAAGACAAGACAGAGTTTGAACTCGTCGATGGTGTGCAGTACGAAAAAGGTTTAACAAACTCTCACTTTGTAACAAGCAAAGAAAAACGTATAGCAGAGCTTGATAACCCACTTGTATTACTAATCGAGTCACCTATAGAATCTGTACGTAAGATTCAGTCGGTACTTGAATACGTAATTAAAAACAAAAAGCCTTTACTTATTATTGGTGATTTAGAAACCGAAGTGTTAGCTACGCTAGCAATGAATAAGGTTAAAGGTAATATAAAAGTAAATGTAGTAAACGCACCTACATATGGTATAAACAAAAAAGACACAATGTCTGATTTAGCTATGCTAACCGGTGCTACTGTTATCAATGAAGATCTTGGTGATGACTTAGATGTTATAAACCCAGACTTCCTAGGATCATGTTTTAAGAGCACAACTAGTGATACAGATACAATACTTCAAGTAGATACTTCTACTGACGAGATAAAGCGTTTAATTGATTCAGTTAAAAAACTAATATCTAAAGCTAAAGCTCCCGGTGAAATTATAAGACTTGAAAAAAGATTAGCTAGACTATCAGCGAAAGTTGCAGTTGTAAAAATAGGGGCTAACTCAGAGATAGAGTTGAAAGAAAAATCAGATAGAGTCGAAGATGCTATCTGTGCTACTAAAGCCGCGGTAAAAGAAGGTATAGTATCTGGAGGTGGTATAGCTCTTCGCGATGCATCTAATAAAACTAAAGGTAAAACCGTTGGTGAAAAGATATTGCTAGAAGCTATTAAAGCTCCGTTTAAAACTATACTAAATAACGCTGGACTAGAAGAGGTTGGTACGCCCGAAGAAGGTATGGGTGTTAATGTAGTTACAGGTGAAACTGTTCACATGGTTGATACAGGGATTATAGATCCTTTACTTGTAACTAAAAGCGCACTCAAACACGCGGCTTCAGTGGCTACCACTATATTATCTACAGATTGTGTAATCAATAATTTAAGAGTTGGAGATGAAAGCAGTAGGTAGAAATATAGTAATAAAAAAGAAAAAAGAAGACACCTGTCAAAAAAACTGACGGTGGTCTTATGTTAACTGGTAAACAAAGAGTTGATATTCGTTATAAAGAAGCGACTATACTTCATTGTGGTGACGACGTTAAAGGTGTAGAAGAAGGTCAAACAATATTCTATGATAAAAACGCTGGCCACAGGCTTGAAGTAGACAAGCAAGTTTTTTATGTTATACGAGATGTAGACGTTGTAGTTGTGCTATGAGAATAGATGCTAGTGACATTAGGGATTTAAATCTTCTTAAACACTATCGTATAATACGTAAGTGGGCTTGTAAAAATAATGATTTAAACGATGCAGAGCTAGAGCTTTTAATATATTTAGACTGCATGGATATGTTTACTAGAAAAGATTTTGAAGACGGTACATATTCTTTTAGTTGGGATAATCGTAGATGGAACAAGCTTTTACAAAATGATTGGATTACGCTTTGGCGAAGAAACAATAGAACTACACAGAAGTATAATATATATAAAGTTTCTTTCAAAGGCAAACAACTAATATCAAGAGTATATAAAATAATGCTTGGTGAAGAGGATATACCCACTAGTACTAGGCGCAACAGTATAATGAAAGGCAAAAGCTATAGCGATAAAGTTTATTCATTTGCTATTAACAATGTCAATAAAGATAAAGAAAGATAATTATGTCTAAAAAAGGAATGAAGTACGACTATAAAAAAGCGCACGATAAAAATTTACCAATGTCCGAGAGATTTCACTACTTAGAAAATGCTAGGCATGACCAAGATACTGGTTCGCCAGCTACGTTTATGGGAGGTATTGCTGGGGTTGCAGCTAGAGGTCTAAGTGCGGGTGCTAACTTTGATAGAGCTAAATATGAAAGCATGGCTCAAAGAGGCGGTATGTTTGGTAACTTAGCACAAAAAGTATTAGCTCAAAATCCTACCGCGGCACCTGTAGCACCCGCGGCACCTACAGTTGATATGTCTGGAGATCCTTCTTTAGCAGCAGCTGGAATTACTGGTGATGGCGCTATGGATCAAGCAAACCCTTTTGAAGGTAAAACATTTCAAATTACTCCAGCTAATATGATGGGTAATGCTAAGCCTGTGTTTAACGAACAAACTCAAGGTATGGCACAGACTGCTTTTGGTTCTGCTTTAGAGCGACAAATGTCTATGCCTAACTCAGGATCTGTCACGCAAATGAAATCTCCTTTAGAAGGAAACGCTTTTATTGGTGCTAAAATGGCTGCTGAAAAAGCTGGTGAGTCTACTTTTGAAGTTGATGGAAAAACATTTAATGTAAAATAAATAATTATGGATCACAATATAAGTAAATTACTAGGCAAACCTACACTAGAAGGTCAAGTAGGAGAATCGCATGTTTGGGACGGACCACTAGATACTAGCGGTTTTCCAATGGGTAAGGGCAGTAGCTCTGGTATTACAGGTATGCAGGTTAAAAAATATCCTTGCAAATCGTATAGCCTACAAGGGCCAATAACCCAACGGGCTAAAGGATTTTAAGATGAGTCTTAACGATTTAAAATTATACGCTATTAATACAACCACGCTTGGTGTAACTACATTTGCACAAATAGAAATGAGTTTAAAAGTATTACTTTTGATAGTAACTATTGGTTACACGTTGTCTAAATGGATTCAGCTTAAAAATAAAAAATAATGTTTAAGTATTTTACTTACGAAGAGTTCGATTCGCCTGACGTACAAGGTAGCGGGCAGATGATGAGTAAAAAGCTTATAAACATATTAGATAGTATAAGAGAAGAATTAGGTACACCTTTACGTATAACATCTGGTTATCGAACGCCTTCACATAACGAAGCTGTGGGTGGAACAAGTAAGTCATCTCATTTAAAAGGACTTGCTGTAGATATAGCTTGCAGCAAAAGTAAAGAACGTTTCTCTTTGGTTAGAGAATTATTAGAACACGGTGTAGATCGTATAGGTATTGGTGATACTTTTATTCACGCTGATATAGACGATGATAAATCACCTAATGTAATTTGGACATATGGCAACTGATAAGAAAACACTTAAGTGTAATAAACCTCGGCGTACGCCAGACCACAAGACTAAATCACATATAGTTAAGGCTTGTTCTGCAGGCAAAGAAAAAATTATACGATTTGGTCAACAAGGTGTTAGCACAGCTGGTAAAAAAACAGACGCTAAGTCTAAAGCGCGTAGAGCTAGTTTTAAAGCTCGTCACGCTAAGAACATTAAAAAAGGAAAAATGTCTGCCGCGTATTGGGCTGACAAAGTAAAATGGTAATTATGGGAACATTTATGACAAAGCACTGTGGTTCTGCTTTAAGATACGGATCACCAATGAAAGTTGTTAAAGCGCCTGGTGTTGAAGACGCTGATACAAAAGATATGCCAATAGAAAAAGACGCTACTGGCAAAAGAAAAGAAACAAGCGCTAAAGCCGCTAAGTTAAGAGCTAAAGGCGAAATGGCTTTGGAGGTTGGTCATGTTAAAAAAGCAAAGCATTTAAGAGAAAGATATGATCGTAAAAATGCTAGAACAGAAAAACAAGCAGCTAGAAAAGAAGCTAGAGCTGAAAGAAAAGAAGCTAGAGCTGAAAAAAAAGAAGGTCGTAAAAACTATAGAGAAGCGCGTAGAGTAGAAAGAAAAGAAAAAGCTATAGCTAGAAAGAAAAGTAAAATATAATGAAATCAAAAGGTTTAGGAGACGACATAGCAAAGTTTACTAAAGCTACAGGTATTAAAACTGTAGTTGATAAACTTTCAGAAGGATTAAATATTCCTTGTGGTTGCTCTGCTAGACAAGCTTGGTTTAACGATAAAGTACCTTACAACAAATAATATGGCTTTTAAATTGACACCACCATTTTCAATAGACAATACTCCTATATACAGTGTAGATATGGAGGACGGTGTGTTAGGTAAAGCTAATAATAACGGTACGATTATTATAAATAAAGATGTATCACCTAACAAAATGCAAGAGGTTATTGATCACGAAATGATACATATAGACCAAATGCGTAGAGGTGATCTTGATTATGATAATAAAAACGTATATTGGAAAGGTAAGGTAATACCTCGCTCGAGTATTAAAGAAGGAGCTAAAAACTTACCATGGGAAAAAGAAGCTTATAACAAAACAAAATAAATAAAACAAAATGCCTTACTCACCAATGAAAAAATCATCGTGTATTAAAATGTACGATAGTAAAGGAAAACCATCAGGTCTTATGATGGCTGGTTCTGCTTACCATATGGAATCAATAAGTAAAGAAAAGAAAAACTTAGTAAACGATATGCCTATTGATAGCAAGGCGTCAGCTATGGAAATGTCTCCATATAAAATGGACCACGGCTCTCCTGCTAAAGAAAATTATCCAGATCCAAATAAAAAGGAAAAAAAAGAAAAGCAATCAGCTAGGGATAAATTTCAAAATGCATATCTAGACAAAGGTGGTGATATAAAAAAATTGCAAGAAGCTACTAACCGTGTTATAGACGAAAAAGGAAATGTTAGAGCAAATCCAGGTTCTATTAGAGAATATGACTCAACTGTTAAGTAGATGAAAAAAATTCTTCAATTTATAACTGGAGGTCTCATTAAAGATATAGGTCAAATAATAGATGATCTAGTAACTACAGATGAAGAAAGACTTGCAGCTAAACAAAAAATTGAAGAACTGCTAGAGCAAGCAGATAAAGATGCTCAAGATCAAGTAACAGCAAGATGGGAGTCGGATATGAAGTCCGATTCCTTCTTGTCTAAAAATATAAGACCAATGGTTCTTATATACCTTACTTTTATATTTTCTGTATTAGCATTTTTTGATGGTAACATAGGAGAGTTTTCAATAGCAGAGGATTATATACCTATATTCCAGTCGCTATTAATAACTGTGTATGGCGCTTATTTTGTGGGTCGTACGTGGGAAAAAGGTAAAAAAATAAGTAATAATAAGTAAAGTTAAATAACTTAAATTAAATTAAATGTCAAATTCAATTACAGCTGAAGAGCTTAAAACTATTAAAGAACAACAATCAGAGTTAAGTACTGTTGTAAATCAGATCGGTCAATTAGAAGCAAACAAACACTCACTGCTTCATAAGATCGCTGGTATCAATGAGGGTATTGAAGATACTAAAAAACAACTAGAAGAAACATACGGAGCTATTAATATTAATTTAGAAGATGGCACGTACACTGAAATCGAAAAGGAAGACGAAGGTGAACTAGCTGTAGTTAAGTCAGAAGACTAATGAGTACTGTTATAAGAAAAATCAGTATTGGTTCTGATTACAAAAACGATGCGATGCATTATGCTGTTGGCCAGCAAGTATATGGCGGACACGAGATATCGCATATTTTGTTTGAAGATAAAGATGCTTCTTATAACATATTTATAAAGAAAAACAACGAGGTATTGCCATGGAAGAAGTTTAATTCTAACATGGCGGTATCTGTTGAATATGATTTAGAATATTAATGAGGAGTGTTTTTGATTTTATAGTCACGCCTGTTGAAAGTAGGTATGACAATGAAGTTGATATAAATGGTAATAAACTTATAGTTAATTCTAGTATAGAAAACTTTAAGTTAATAAGTAGAAAAGCTATAGTTATTTCTACACCATCAGCTTATTCAACACCAATAGAAGAAGGGTGACGAGGTTATAATACATCACAACGTATTTAGAAGATATTATAACCAAAAAGGTAAAGAGGTTGATAGTAGCAAAACGCTAAACGATAATCAATACCTATGCCAATTAGATCAAATATATCTTTACAAAAATATATACCAGTGGAAACCTTTGGGTGAACATTGTTTTATAATGCCAATAAAAAATACAGACGACTGGTCACAAGAACCAGAAGTAAAAAATAAAGGTATAGTAAAGATAGGTAATAAAACCTTAAAAACTTTAGGTATAAACGAAGGTGATCTTGTTGGGTTTAAATCTAATAGAGAGTTTGAGTTTGTTGTTAACAAACAAAGACTATACTGTATGCAATCAAATGATATTTTAGTTAAGTATGAGTTCAAAGGAAACGAAGAAGAATATAATCCAAGCTGGGCGAGAGCAGTTGAGGAATTAATAAAGGTAGCTAAAGAACCTATAGTTGATTCAGATGATGATATATCTGCTGATAGACTTAAGAACGCAGCTGCTACAAAAAAGCTAGCTATATTCGACGCTTTCGAAATACTTAACCGTATCGAAGAAGAGGAAAACATGCTTGAAGATAAATCAAGTAATAACAAACAAAAATCTTTTCAAGGTTTTGCAGAAGGTAGATCTAAGTAATGTACGAACAAAATTTATTTACTGTACTTACAGATCATATAAAACCTCATGTGCTTAAGAAAAATAACAAAAGCAAAAAGTGGGAGTATGGTTATAACAAAGAGTATGATGTTGTTGTCATTAGTAAAGACGGAACCATAGGTGAAATAATTGAGATACAAAATCTCAAAATAGCATTGCCTAAAAAACCTGAAAATGTTTTTAGTAATTCTAAAAAAACAGAAGAACAGGTGTGGGTTAAAGCAGAATATCCAAAAGCTTTATCGAAAATAAAAAGTGTTTTTGATTGGCAGCGATATCCTAATAGTTTTAAAGAAGAATGGTACGATTACATAGATGAAGAATTTAAAAGACGTGAACAAGGTTATTGGTTCTATAATAGAGGTTTGGCTACTTACATTACTGGTTCTCACTATATGTTCTTGCAGTGGAGTAAGATTGACGTTGGGGCAGCAGACTATAGGGAATCAAACAGATTATTCTTTATATTCTGGGAAGCTTGCAAAGCAGACCAGAGATGCTATGGTATGTGCTACCTCAAAAACCGACGATCTGGTTTCTCATTTATGGCTTCAGCAGACACGGTTAACCAGGCAACAATTAGCTCAGACTCGAGATTCGGTATATTATCAAAGTCAGGGGGTGATGCTAAAAAAATGTTCACCGACAAAGTCGTACCGATCTCTATCAACTATCCGTTCTTCTTTCGACCCATACAAGACGGTATGGACCGACCAAAAACGGAACTTGCTTATAGAGTCCCCGCGTCGAAGCTTACCAGACGTAAGCTTGATCAAGGTGAAACCGCAGAAGAAGTTGTAGGACTTGATACAACTATTGACTGGAAAAATACAGGTGATAACAGTTATGATGGTGAAAAACTAAAACTGTTAGTACACGATGAATCAGGTAAATGGGAAAGACCTGATAACATATTAAACAACTGGAGGGTTACAAAAACCACACTGCGATTAGGTAGTAGAGTTGTAGGTAAATGTATGATGGGTTCAACATCAAACGCTTTGGATAAAGGCGGTGAGAATTTTAAGAAATTATATTATGCATCAGATGTTACACAAAGGAACCGCAATGGACAGACTAGCTCAGGATTATATTCTTTGTTCATACCTATGGAATGGAACTACGAGGGATTCATTGATGCTTATGGCATACCTGTATTCGACAAACCAAAAGACGCCAGTTAGAGATCCGCACGGAGACCTTCATCACAACAGGTGTTATCGAACACTGGGAAAATGAAGTAGATGGCCTTAAAAATGACCAGGATAGCTTAAACGAATACTACCGCCAGTTTCCACGTACAGAGAAACACGCGTTCAGAGATGAAGCTAAGTTATCTTTATTTAATCTAACTAAAATATACGAGCAGATAGATTATAACGAAGACATGAGAAATAAAACCTTAGTAACGCAAGGTAATTTCCAATGGACTGGAGGAGTAAAAGATACAACAGTTAATTTTATACCAGAAAATAATGGTAGGTTTTTAGTATCTTGGATTCCACCTGCAATATTACAAAATCGTGTAATAATAAAGAATGGAGTTAAACATCCAGGTAACGAGCACGTAGGTGCTTTTGGATGTGACTCATATGATATATCAGGTACAGTAGATAAGCGAGGTTCTAAAGGATCTTTGCACGGGACTTACAAAGTTTAGCATGGAAGAAGCTCCTTTTAATATGTTCTTTTTAGAATATATATCAAGACCTCCAACAGCTGAAATATTCTTTGAAGATGTGCTTATGGCTTTACATTTTTATGGTATGCCTATACTAGCAGAGAATAACAAGCCAAGGCTATTGTATTATTTAAAAAGAAGAGGTTATAGAAACTTCTCTATAAATAGACCTGACAAAACATTTAACAAGCTTTCAGTTGCAGAAAGAGAAATAGGTGGTATACCTAACTCTAGCGAGGATATTAAACAAGCGCATGCCGCTGCTATAGAATCTTATATAGAAGATCACGTAGGTTTAAAAGAAACTGAGTATGGTCAAATGTATTTTCAACGTACACTTGAAGACTGGGCTAAGTTTAACATAAACAATAGAACAAAGTTCGACGCGACAATAAGTTCTGGTTTAGCTATAATGGCTTGCAACAAAAACAAATACTCACCAGTGGCTGAAATAAAAAAAGAGCCAGTTAGTATTAATTTTACAAAATACGATAACACAGGTTATTCTTCAAAAATAATAAAATAAATGGTTTATACTAATGTTAATAGTTCTTTTCCAAGTCAGGTAGTACCAGACGCAGAGAAAAATACTTATGATTACGGCTTAGCCGTAGGTAGAGCTATTGAAAACGAATGGTTTAGAGGTGACAAAGGTTTAGGAGCTGGTGGTCGTTTTGGTAATAGTTGGCAAGACTTTCACAGACTTAGACTATACGCTAGAGGCGAGCAGTCAGTTGCTAAATATAAAGATGAACTTTCTATTAATGGTGATTTATCTTACTTAAATCTAGACTGGAAACCAGTAGCTGTATTATCTAAATTTGTAGATATTGTAGTAAATGGTATGACTGATAAAGGTTATAAAATAAAATCATTTGCTTCAGATCCTTTGCTGTTAAGAAAGAACAAATCACGCTATTGAGCTTTAAGAGATATTGGCAAAAATGAAACAAATAGAAGAACTTAGGTGGTTTACTAGGAAGAACTTAGTGCTACATGAGTCTAAACTACCTGAAAATGTAGAAGAGCTAGAGCTTTATCATGCAGTTAAATTATAAGCAAGCTATAGAAATAGCGGAAGAGGAGCTTATTAATAATGTTTTAGATTATAACAAGTATGAAGAAGTTAAAAAAACGTTTAGCTTATGATCTAGTTGTTTTAGGTATATCTGCTGTTAAAACAAATTTTAATTTAGCTAATGGTATTACTGTTGATTATGTAGATCCTGCTAATTTAGTTTATTCATATACAGAAGATCCTAACTTTGAAGATATTTATTATGTAGGTGAAATGAAAGTCAATGAGCTTAGCAAGAAGTTAAAAAACTTTTTCCTTATTTAACAGATTCAGAATTAGAAGAAATACAAAAATATCCTGGTAACTGCTAACTATACCCGTAATTATTACGGTCAAGATGATCAATACAATCAAGTTCAGGTTTTATTTTTTGAATATAAAACTTATAATAACCAAGTATTTAAAATAAAAGAAACAGATCAAGGTCTTGAAAAAGCTTTAGAAAAAGACGATTCTTTTAATCCACCTGAAAATGCTGAAAACTATAATAAGGTACATCGAGCAATAGAGGTTTTATATAGCGGAGCTAAAATACTTGGCCACGAAAAAATGCTTAAAGTGGGAGTTAGCTGAGAATATGACACGTCCTTATAGTGATCAAACTAAAGTTCAAATGAACTATAGTATTACAGCTCCAAGAATATATAAAGGTCGTATAGATAGTTTAGTAAGTAGGTGTATTGGTTTTGCCGATATGATACAGCTTACACATTTAAAAATACAACAAGTACTAGCGCGTATGGTACCTGATGGTGTATTTGTAGATGTAGATGGCTTAGCAGAGGTAGATCTTGGTAATGGCACAAACTATAATCCGCAAGAAGCTTTAAACATGTACTTCCAAACTGGTAGTATTGTGGGTAGAAGTTTAACTCAAGATGGTGATCCAAATAGAGGTAAAGTACCAATACAAGAACTTCAGACATCTTCTGGTATACAAAAAATACAATCGTTAGTGCAAACGTATCAGTATTATTTACAAATGATACGTGATGTAACCGGGCTTAACGAAGCTAGAGATGGTAGTAAACCTGATAAAGATTCATTGGTTGGTTTACAAAAGTTAGCGGCGGCTGCTTCTAATACAGCTACAAAACATATACTTCAGTCACTTATGTATTTAACAATACGTGCTTCTGAAAACATAAGTCTTAGGTTAGCTGATATGATGGCTTTTCCTCTTACTAAAAACGCTTTGTTGAAATCTATAAACAGTTTTAATGTAGCTACTTTAGAAGAAATTGAAAACCTATCTATGCATGAGTTTGGTATATTTTTAGAATTAGAACCTGAAGAAGAGGAAAAAAATAAACTAGAACAAAATATACAGATAGCTTTGCAAAATCAATCAATAGAATTATCTGACGCTATTGATATTAGAGAAATACAAAATTTAAAACTAGCTAATCAATTTTTAAAGTATAGGCAAAAAATAAGAGATCAAGAAAAACAAAGAGCTAATATAATGAATATACAAGCTCAAGCGCAAGCAAACTCACAGTCAGCTGAAAAAGCTGCCATGGCTGAAGTTCAAAAGCAACAAGCTTTAACTGAAAGCAAGTTACAACTTGAACAAGGTAAGTCTCAATTTGATATACAAAAAATGGAAATGGAAGCTCAAATAAAGCGGCAGCTAATGGAGCAAAAGTTTCAATACGACATGCAGTTAGCTAGATTAGACGTAGAAGCTCAAAAAGAAAAAGAAGATAAAATAGAAGATCGTAAAGACGAACGTGCTAGAATTATAGGTACGCAGCAATCCGAAATGATTTCGCAGCGTCAAAACGATGAACTACCTAAAAACTTTGAGTCATCTGGATTTGACTCACTAGGAGGATTTGGACTTGAACAGTTTGAACCTCGTTGAAAATAAAATCCTTTAATTTTATACTATTATATTATGTCAACAGAAGTAAAACAAGAAGGAGAATTTAAAATGAAGACTCCTACTAAACCTAAAAACTTAGGTAAAAAAAACGAAGTAACTAAAATTGAAATACCTAAAGAAGGTATTGAATCTCAAGGAGAGGTAATTCCTGAGGTTACTAAAGTAGAAATAAAAAACGAAGATGCCGTTCAAACACAAGAGACAGATGATAGCAATGCTATTATCGAAGAGTCCAAAGACAGTGGCAACAGCGAAGAAGTGGTTGAAGAAGTACGGACCGCCGACGAAGGAGTAGAATCTCCTTTAACTGTAGTTGAAGATACTGAAGAAGAGCAAGAAGTTGTTAAAGAACAAATACAACAACCAGTTGTAGAGCAAAAACAACTGCCAGAAAATATTGACAAGCTAGTTACTTTTATGGAAGAAACTGGTGGAACTGTAGAAGACTATGTTAGGCTTAATGCAGATTATACCAATGTTGATAATAAAACTTTAATTAGTGAATATTATAAACAAACTAAACCACATTTAGATTCTGAAGATGTAAGTCTTTTATTAGAAGACTTTGATTACGACGAAGATATAGATGAACCAAAAGAAATACGCAAAAAGAAAATTGCGTTCAAAGAGGAGGCTGCAAAAGCTAAAGACTTTCTTGAAGGCTTAAAAGGTAAATATTACGACGAGATCAAGTTGAGACCGGGCGTAACCCAAGAGCAACAAAAAGCATTAGACTTTTTCAACCGATACAATGAAGAACAACAAGCTAATTTAGCTAAGCATGAGGTTTTTAAACAAAAAACTGAACAGTTATTAAACGATGATTTCAAAGGTTTTGATTTCAATGTAAGTAACAAAAAGTTTAGATATGGTGTTAAAAATCCATCACAGGTAGTAGAGCAACAATCTGATATTTCAAATTTTATTAAGACGTTCTTAAATGACAAAGGAGAAATACAAGATGCTAAAGGCTACCACAAAGCTTTATATGCTGCGCGAAACGCTGATACTATAGCTCAACATTTTTATGAGCAAGGAAAAGCTGACGCTGTTAAAGATGTTATGGCTAAATCGAAAAACATTTCGACTGAGCCTCGTCAAACAGCTGCTGGTGAAGTATTTGTTAATGGGATTAAAGTTAAAGCAATGAGCGGTGTTGATTCTTCAAAATTGAAAATCAAAAAAGTAACAATAAAAAAATAAAAATAAATAATTATGGCTTTAAGTCCTTTATTTGGGAGTATAGTCCCAAGTCAACAACAACAATTGCTAGACACAAACTTCCTGTCTTTTAACGGAGGTGCGGGTGCTGGTGATTCTGATACATTTGCACAACAGTATCTACCTGAAATTTATGAAGCAGAAGTAGAGCGCTACGGAAATCGTACGCTTTCTGGATTCTTACGTATGGTAGGAGCTGAAATGCCTATGACTTCTGATCAAGTTATCTGGTCTGAGCAAAACCGTTTACACATCTCTTATGATGGTTGTACCAACGATCAAACAAATACAATTACTATTCCTGTAGCAGCTGACGTTAAAAACGTTGTATCTCCCACAGGCTACAATTGTATGCCTTGACGGTGCTGGCAACGAACTTAAGGCTGTTGTAACTGCTTCTAACCTTACTACTGGTGCGCTTACTGTAGCTCCTTATGATGCTACTACTACAGCTGCACTTGCTACTACTGGAGTTAAAATATTCGTATTTGGCTCTGAGTATGCTAAAGGTTCTTCTACACCTAACAACACTTCAGCTACTGCAGCTGATGGCTATGTAAGTGTAGATCCTGCTTTCACACAATTTTCTAACTCACCAGTTATTATCCGTAATAAATACGTTGTATCTGGTTCTGACACAGCTCAGATTGGTTGGGTAGAAGTTGCTACTGAAGACGGAACTGGAGGTTACCTGTGGTATCTAAAAGCTGAGTCTGAAACTCGTCTACGTTTCGAAGATTATCTTGAAATGAGTGTAGTTGAAGGTGAAAAAGCTGATCCTACGGTCAATGGTGGTGCGGGAGATGCTGCTACTATTGCCGGTTATAAAGGTACAGAAGGTTTATTTGCTGCTGTTCAAGGTCGTGGTAACGTAGAAGCTGGATTCAATGCTGCCGCAAGTGCACTAGGTGAATTTGACAATATCTTACGTAACCTAGATACACAAGGAGCAATTGAAGAAAACATGCTTTTCTTAAACCGTGAGACATCACTAGGATTTGATGATATGCTAGCTGGTATTTCTAACGGTGCTAACGGTGGTACTGCTTATGGATTGTTTGAAAACTCTGAAGATATGGCATTAAACCTAGGGTTTAGTGGTTTCCGCAGAGGTTCTTACGATTTCTATAAGACTGACTGGAAATATTTAAACGATGCTTCCACAAGAGGTGGTATTGAAAGTGGTGCTGCAGCTCCAGCTTCACCATACGGTGTAAGTGCTATTGATGGGGTATTAATTCCAGCAGGTACATCAACGGTTTACGATCAAGTTCTTGGTAGTAACATCCGTCGTCCATTCTTACACGTACGATACAGAGCGTCACAAACTGACGATCGTCGTATGAAGACTTGGTTGACTGGTTCTGTTGGAGGTGCTTTCACATCTGATCTAGACGCTATGGAGGTTAACTTCCTATCTGAAAGATGTTTATGTGTACAAGGTGCAAACAACTTTGTATTGTTTACTAAGTAAATTACTTTAAAGTAGTATTTTACCCTCGTCTTATCGACGGGGGTATGCTATTATTTTATTAAATTATATTATATTATATTATGTCAAAAACAAAAGAAGCCCCAACTGTAGAAAAAGGTTGGGAAATTAAAGATAGAACGTATCTAGTAGTAGGAAGATACAAACCATTAACACTTAGAATACCATCAAAGCATAGCGCTAGAAAACCTATGCTATGGTATGATAGTGAAAAAAATACACAAAGAGAGCTTAGGTATGCTACAAATATGAACTCACCGTTTGTAGACGAGCAGAAAGGCGAGGTTACATTAGGCACTATACTATTTAAAGACGGTGCTTTAGTTGTTCCAAAAGAAAAACAAGCCTTACAAAAACTGTTATCTTTGTATCACCCAATGAATGGAAAACGTTATAAAGAGTTTGATTCTGTTGTTGAAGCAACTGACGAACTTGATATGATGGAACTTCAGATAGACGCATTAAACGCTGCTAGAGGTATGGACGTAGAGCAGATAGAAGCTATATTGAGAGTTGAGTTTGGAAGTAAAGTAAATGATATGTCATCTAAAGAATTAAAAAGAGATGTGCTTATATTTGCTAGACAAAACCCAGTTTTATTTATAGAACTAGCTAAAGACGAAAATGTTCAACTAAGAAACTTTGCTATTAAAGCTGCTGAAGCTAAAATAATTAAGTTGTCAGATGATCAACGATCTTTCTCTTGGGCATCAAACGGTAAAAAACTTATGACAGTACCATTTGATGAAAATCCTTACTCTGCTATGGCAGCTTTCTTTAAGACAGATGAAGGCGTAGAAGTTTTCAAATCTATCGAGAAAAAGTTAAAATAACATGTAACAATAGTATAGGGCCCGTTCACTCGGGCCTAATACGCCCAACAAAAATAAATAATTAAAAAAATGGCTATAAACGTAAATCAGGTATATAAATCAGTTCTTGTAATATTGCAGCAAGAAAAAAGAGGTGTGCTTACACCTACTGAGTTTAATAAAATTGCTACTCAGTCTCAGCAAGAAATATTTACAGAATACTTTGACGAGCTTAACCAATTGTTAAGACAACCTCAAACTAGTCTAGCGTATGCCGATAGATATGCGTTATTAGACGAAAAAATATCTTTGTTTAAAAAAAGCAAAAATGTTAGTTTTGAACAGCAGGGCAACCCACCAGTTGGTACAACAGATATCAGTGTCCCGGGTGAAGTTCAAGAGCTTGGTACTGTAATATATGACAATAGAGAAGTTCAAAGAATACAAGAGTATGAAGTATACACTACAAATCAATCACCACTTACAACTCCTACAGCATTTTACCCGGTGTATACATACGAAAGCGGTGTTTTAAAATTATATCCAGATGACACAAGTAAATTAACAGAGTCTGGTGTTACCTTAAATTACTTAAAATATCCATCAGATGTTAAATGGGGCTTTACAATAGATACTGAATTAGGTAACTATATTTATAACCCTAATGATTCTGTAGATTTTGAACTACACCAATCAGATCAACCATTGCTAGTAGAAAAAATACTAGGATACGCAGGCGTAATGACTAGAGATCAATTAGCATTACAGCTAGCAACAAGCAAAGAACAACAAATAGACATTGACGGACAAAAATAATAGACATGGCAGATACATCTTTATCAAACGCTTTTATATCATTGAATGATGTTATAAACAACTTTTTAATATCTTATACAGGTCCTGGAAAATTAATACCAGACGCTGTAAGAACTGAAGTAGTATTCCACGCTAGACGTTGTCTGCAAGAGTTTGCTTATGAAACTTTAAAAAGTCAATTTACAGAAGAAGAAGCTACATTCACTAGCCCACTTGATTTTCCAACTTCAATGGTTGCTATTATATCTATAACAGTGGGTGCTATACCAAACGTTGATACGCTAGTAGAAACTTCTAACCTTGCTCCGGCGGTTGGTGAGTACTATGTGGATTATGCTAGCAAACAAATAGTTTTTAACGCCACGGACGTAGCTAAAGGAAACTTAGTTTTAAAATATTTATCAAACGCACTCACCACTGATGAATCAGCCGCTATACCAAAACTAGCAGAAGAAGCGTTATACTCTTGTATGGTTTACGCTATATTAGCAAACAGAGGTGATACTAGACCAGATGTTTTACAAAGGCTATTAATAGAAAAAACAGATAAGTTAGAAACAGCTAAATCAAGACTAGTCTTTACTAACTTCGACTAAAATAAAATAGCATGGCGATTAACGTAAACAACGTGTATCAAACTGTGTTGCTTATATTAAACAAAGAGCAGCGCGGTTATATGACGCCTGATGAGTTTAATAAAACAGCTACACAGGTTCAATTAGAAATATTTAAAAAATATTTTGAGGACTTAAATCAATCTAGTAGAGTTCCTCAAAATGACATGGATTACGCTGATAGGACTGATGGTATAGATGAAAAAATGTCTTTATTTAGAAGAACAAAAACTGTTAATAGAGATACAGATATAGGTAGTGACGTTTATAGATTAGGAACTGTAACTTATGACGGCACTGTAGGTGCTGCCGCAGGTTATAAGATTGAATTACAAAGACTTCAAAGAAACGCTTACTACAACGTTTTAAAATCAGATCTTACTTTACCTAACGAAAATTACCCTGTATATCTTTTTCAAGACAATAAAATATTATCTAACCCAACCAGCATAACTAGCGTTAATTTAGATTATATAAGAAGACCAGATGATGTTGTATGGGGTTTTACTAAAGACATAACTACACAGGTTTTGGTACACTCTCCTGGTAATAGCACTGATTTTGAAATAGATGAAACAGAACAAACTGAAGTTGTGCTTAGAATATTAGCATATGCTGGTATAGTTATAAGAGATCCACAAATAGTACAAGCTGCTAATCAAGCCGTTCAAGCTGAAAACGTAAATGAAAGAAGTTAATAAATGGGACTATTAAAAGAAAACAATAGACAGTATTACGAGGGCGCTCAGGGTTTTAGAGGTAATGGATCTAACAAAAGCTTTACTACAACGTTTAATACTGATTTAGTATTTGGATCGGCAAGTAATACTAATGTAAACTACTCTTTAAATAATTTTAAAATATATACTAGCACTAACGCTCAACCGTCTAATTGGAGTGAGGTTACTTCTGGTTATACAGTTAGTTGGAAATACGATTACTTTTGATACAGCTCCAGCTAATCTACTGTATATAGTAGTTCAACTTAAAAAACTAGATGGTGGTAACTACGCTAGCACCCCGCAGGAAAAAGCTTACGGTAATACTGTAGAAAAAAACTACGGATCATATAGTTACATATCTTTAGATGATGTTGTAAATAACTTTTTAGTAGCTTATGTAGGTGATGGTAAACTTATACCAAGCGTAAAAAGAACTGACGTTGTATTTCACGTTAAACGTGGGCTTCAGGAGTTTAGCTATGATACTTTAAAAAGCGTAAACAAACTAGAGGTTACTGTGCCTCATAACTTAAGCATACCAATACCTCAAGATTATGTTAACTATGTTAATCTGTACTGGATAGATAACTCGGGCGTTAAACACGTTATAATGCCAGGGGATATGCTCACTACAAAACCAACAGATGTATTTTTAGATGATAATAAAGGCATGCCAATTCAAGACGAGCATGATAACAATATTGATACAACATCTATAACAGATGACCGTTGGAAAAACAACTTCTTTAAAAACGCAAACAATCAAGACTTACTTAACGATACTATATTAGGTTGGGAATATTACTACGGATATCCAGAATTTGGTTATGGCCAATTATTTGGATTAGACCCGCAGTTTGCCAATGCTAATGGCTACTTCAATATAGATGAAAGATACAATAAGTTTTCTTTTTCCGCCAATCTAGTAGATAGAATAGTTGTGTTAGAATACATCTCTGATGGTCTTGCAACTAATGAAGATACTAAGATACCTAAAATGGCAGAAGAAGCTATCTATGCTCACGTATCACATGCTATATTAGCTTCTAGGATAAACCAAAACGAATATGTAATTCAACGTTTAAAGAAAGAACGTAGTGCTAAACTTAGAAACGCTAAAATACGTTTGTCAAATATAAAGCTTAACGAGATAGTACAGGTTATGCGAGGTAAATCTAAATGGATTAAACACTAAAATTAAATGGCTGAAGTAAAGAATAGTTTTCTAGCGTCTAAAATGAATAAAGATTTAGACTCTAGATTAGTTCCAAATAATCAGTACAGAAACGCTTTTAACATAGCTGTTTCAGAATCAGAAGATAGCGACGTAGGTGCGCTTGAAAATGTTTTAGGTAATACGCTTCTCGCTACTGCCACGTCGTCTGATCCTAATCTTACTGTTATAGGCTATGGTGTAGATGAAATAAATGAAAAAATATATTTATTCTTAACAAGCTATACTGATACTTCTCCAACTAATTTAACTAACAATCAAGCGGCTGTTAACCAAGGTGAATCTTTTATAGTTTGTTTAGATGTTAAAAATAATGCGAATACTTTTACGACTCTTGTCACTGGAAGATTTTTAAATTTTTCAACTACACATCCTATTTATGGTGTTAATATTTTAGAAGGTTTATTGTTTTGGACTGATAACAGAAATCAACCTAGAAAAATAAACATAGACAAGGCACTAAACAATAGTCTTTATTATTCTACAGAAGACACTATATCAGTAGCTAAATATGCGCCTTATAAATCTATAGATTTAGTCACAGAAAATAACGGTGTTTACACTGGTACAATGAAAGATGTTGTGTCAGCATCTACTATAGACGGAGCTGAAGCATATGCAACAGCGGCTGTTAGTAACGCTAGCTCAATACCAGTTAACACCGTGTATAGAAGCTTTTCACAAGGAGACGTAATAACATTACAACCTCCAAATGAAGATAAAATACCAGCTAATACAACTGTAGGTAGTGGTAGTACAGATACTCAATTAAACACAAGCGTTCCTGTAGGCGTAACAACACCTATAGAGGCTAATGACGTTATTGTTGCTTCTCCAAATCCAGATTTTATAAATGACTACGCTGGTGATCCGGTTTTTTTACAAGACAAATTTGTTAAGTTTAGTTATAGATTTAAATTTGAAGATAATGAATATTCTATAATAGCTCCATTCACGCAAACAGCTTTTATACCACAGCAAGACGGTAGATTTTTAGTTGGCGACGAAGAGGCTTCTTACACTAGTGGTGAGGTTGCTTTTATGAAAAACAAAGTAAACTTCATAGAATTAATTATAAATTTTCCAGACTCGGTTACTGGCGCTAATTTAAATTCTGATTTTAAAATAACAGAAATAGATGTTATTTATCAAGAATCTGATAGTCTTGCTTTGTATGTATTAGATACTATTTCTTTAGAAGACATAGAAACTAATCATTCAAACGATACATTTTACAATTATAAGTATCAATCAAGAAAACCTATACTAACTTTACCTTCTTCAGAAGCTAATAGAGTTTATGATAAAACGCCTGTTAAGGCCTTATCGCAAGAAGTTTCAGGTAATAGAATTATATATGGTAATTACGTAGATAAATATACCTGCGCCTAGTAAATTAAACTATCAGGTAACAGCTAGTGAAAAAATAGAAGGTTCTGTAGGAACCGGTATAGATAAAGAATATCCAGAAAGTACACTAAAAAGAAATAGGAATTACCAGGTTGGTGTCGTTCTTATGGACAGATATGGAAGGCAATCTGATGTTATACTGTCTAGCGTTGGTAGTAATACAGCTTCTAATGATTTAACTAATTCTTTTGGAGCTTCTACATTTTATTTTCCTTATAGAGATAACAATACTATTGGCGATGTTTTAAGTGATGTAGGTAATTCTATAAAGCTACAGTTTAACGATCCTATAACAAGTGTGTTTAGTCCTTTACAATATGGAAATTCCACACCAACTGGACAACCAGGTTTGTACAGTTCTACAAATCCTTTAGGTTGGTATAGCTATAAGATTGTTGTAAAACAAACAGAGCAAGAGTATTATAATGTTTATACTCCAGGTATTGTTAAAGGAAAAATTAACGCCGCGGTAAATCCGCCAGATACTGGAGTTGCATTTACAACTTTAATATCTGATAGTTTAAATAAAGTACCTAAAGAACTTCTCGATACTAGTGGTAATCAAAATCAATTTAGAAGTGATACACTTTTATACTGTTTAGTAGATGAAGCCGGAGCTCATAGTCCTGGCACTTATAACGTTCAAAGTTTTCCTGGAAATACAAACAACACCGTTACAACATTGTCTACACTAAAAGACATGGGTGTTGATGCAAACACTGAAGCTATTTTTCAAGCTGAAACAAATCCTTTTGTAGCAAAATTAGCAACCCCAAAAACTTTAGGTGTAGAGTATCATAATAATAATGATTTTCAATTAACAGTTTTTGAAACAGATCCATTTGTATCTAATATAGATATATATTATGAAACATCTACAACTGGTTTAATATCTGATTTAAACACGCTTATAGCTCAAGGCGGTGGTGATTCACCAGTCGGGTTTACGTCTTTAAATTATTTACAACGTGAAAATCAAGACCCAAGCGGTACAGGTACAAATACTGGCGCGGAAGACTCTAGGTATGTTACCGCTTCTTTTAAACCTATAGATTCTTCTGCTATTGAAATAGACGCTTCTGAAATAACAAACTTTACGGTTTCAGATGGTGGTGGAAATAATAGGACTAGCGAATTTACATTAGAATTAGATCAAAACCAAGGTGATGATCGTTATAGAATTAAAATAAATCCAGTACCACCAAGCCCACCTCATGGTTTTTATTTTGGACCTAACGCATCAACAGTAGAGTCGTATACTTTCAGTATGAAAGTTAGAAATAAAGAAGATGATGCTACGGCAGATGTTAATGGTAATGTTAGTAATTCTACAACCATTGTAGTAGATAATTTAGTAGATGGCACAGCTAGCAACGGTATTTTTCCAGGCATGGAGGTATTTAACGGTGTTACGTCAATAGGTATTATAGATGTTGTTACAGCTGGTGGGCAACCTGGTGATACAACAGCTACGTTTAATTTAACAAACCCAACTACAGTTAGCGATGGTATATCTTTAGATATAAAATCTCCATTTGCTAATCTTCAAACCTCGGGCGCTTTAAGTAATATAAATCCTACTATAGAAACTTATGATTTAATAACACCTCAATACTCTACAATGCCTATTTTCACAGGTACTGTACTGGGTAAAAATGGTAGTTTTAATACAAGTGAAAATACTTTAAATTTAACTTGGGGATTTACAGATACTCAAGCTGCAATAACAGCAGATGGTTATACTTTTACAGTTAACAATAATCCGTCAGGTAGCAACAGTGCAACGCTTTTAATAACAAGAGGTGGTGGAACTTCTGATTCTGTTACTATACAAATAGATAGAAGCACAGGTGCTTTAAGCAAGTCTGTTGGAGCTTTTTGGAGTGATTTAACTATAGTTATAAATTTAACAGACGCCGGTGGAGCAACAGATACAAGATCAATAGATTTATTGGTAGAACCAGGAGAATTTTCAGACGCTTTCTCAACAGCATTCGATATATAAAATAAAAAAAAATGAGTTCAACAACAGATATTAAATTTCAATACGAGCTAGAAGATTTATTAGCAGACAATACTACTAAGGCTATTAGTGCTCAAGACGTAAGAACAATAGTGACTAGCAATTACCAGCCTGTTTTAATTTTTGCAGGTAGAATTTATTCTGATGATGTTACTGGCTTAACAAGTGATATACTACGTGTTCAATATTATAACCAAGAATATTTTGAAAGTAATTTTATTAGCGCTAATACTAGCCCGTGGATTATTGATAACGCGGGTAGTGGTATTGATAACGGCACTTATGAAAATGTACCACTTATTCAAAACCCGTGGAACAGTACTAATATGAATAATATTGGTGGTGATTCTACTCCCGCTACCTTTGATGTGGTTGTGTCTGGCGGAATTGTACAAGCCAGTAATATTACTTTAAAAGCTCCTGGATCTGGTTGGATTGGAAAAACAGCAAGCCCTACAATAAGCGGTCAAACAGGTAATCTCAATATAAATGGTAACACAACCGCTTCTTTAAGGTTTAATGGTCCTTTAATTATGAATTCTCAAAATGGAGGACTTCTTGACTTTAACATGTCTACAAGTACTACTAATGGTAATCATACAATAATAAATTCAATAATCTCTTCTGCTGCTGCTAGCAAAAGAGGCGCGGCTTCTAATAGAGAAACTGTTGCTACTTTAGCAAACGCTTCAGATGACGAGACAGCTGTTAATAATAAATTGTATGTAGAACATTGGGAGGCTGGTGCTTATGTTCAAATATGGCGCGTAGCTCAATAGGGTTAAATAACTAAATAAATAGGTGAATATATATATATGTCTGCTACAATAGAAGTTAAATATTTTAATTCCTTCTTACTAAGAAAGACTGTTGAAGGCACAACAGACGTACCAGCATACAAGCCGTCAACATCAACACCGTCTAGAAACTGGATAATAGAAGAGTCTAGAATTAAAGGTAGATTTAACGGTGTGTCTGTAGGTTTTGGACCAAGAGCTTATCTTGTTTCTGAAAACAACACAGGTTCTATAAGGTTTAATTCTCTTATTTATTCTGGTATATTTAACTCTAGAACAGGTGTGAATGATACAAATGTTTTTCCAGTAGGTGAAGACATTAGTAGAAGTTTAGATCCACAGAACGGGTCTATACAAAAGTTGTATGCTGAAAATACTAACCTAACTATATTTCAAGAAGATAAAGTTAGTAGAGCTTTAATAGATAAAGACGCGATTTATTCTGCTGAAGGTTCTGCTATTACAACCTCAGGAGCTATGGTTATAGGTCAAATAGTACCTTATGCTGGTAAGTACGGTATAAGCCAAGATCCTGGCAGCTTTGCTGTTTATGGTTATAGAAAATATTTTACTGATAGAAAAAGAAATGCTGTATTAAGACTGTCACAAGATGGCATTACTGAGATATCTTCTTATGGTATGCGTGATTTTTTTAGAGATGAGCTTAATAATTTAGATGGTGGTAGTGGTCAGATAGGAGCTATAAAAGGAGGCTGGGATATACATGCTAAAAGCTATGTAACTTCTTTTCAACCTTGGGAATTAAACCCAACTACCGATAGTAATTATAAAACTTTGGCGTATGACGAAAGACCTAAGGGTTGGATTAGTTTTTATAATTATAAGCCTAGCCAAATATTTAGTTTAAAAAATAATTTTTATACTACTAATGGCAACAAAATATATCAGCATTATATTGGTAGTTATAATAATTTTTATGGAATATCACAACCAGCTACAGTAACTTTAATATTTAACCCTAAAGTTTCAATGTCAAAAAACTTTAGCACTATTAATTATGAAGGCACTAATGGTTGGAAAGTAGAAAGTATTGTTTCTGATGCTACTGAATTTGATACGGTTTCAGGTACTCCTACAGCTTTTGCAGATTCAGCTATACCTATAGCTAGTTATGAAGAAGGTCAATACATAATAAACGGTTCTACTGTAGTTACTCCTTTAGATTCTTCTTGGGATTCTTTAACAATATCAGGTGGTTACTTTGTACAGCGATACGGTTTTAATAGAAAAGAAAACAAGTATATGTCTGCTATAAAAAACAATAGCCAGCCGCAACCACAAGAAGTTTTATATGGTGAAAGTGTTTCTGGTATTAAAGGCTATTTAGTTACGGTAAAATTATCTACTGATTCAACCACAGATCCTAACGGTAAAAAAGAATTATTTGCTGTTTCTTCTAATTACGTAGAATCAAGTTATTAAATAAAATGAAATTAAAAAATATAAATTTATCTGTAGACGAGATACAAGATATAATTGTTAATAGTGATATTGGTGTTGGTGATGGTAAAAGCATTGCTAATATACCAGAGATACCTATTAAACATTTATTTGCAGATCAAATATATATTAGACAAATGGAGAATGAAGCAAGGACAAATAGTTGTTGGTGCTATCCATAACCATTTGCATGCTTGGTTTTTAATGAAAGGAAGGGTTTTAATAAATAACAATGGCGAAAAAATAGAGCATATAGCTCCTTGCTATACAGTATCGCAACCTGGTTCAAAAAGATTTATATATGCTTTAGAAGATTCTATATTTGTAAATGTACATAAGAATCCTTCAAACACTAAAGATATAGAAAAATTAGAAAAAGAAATAGTATCTTTTGATATAGAAAAATTTAAAGAAAAAACTAAATAATTATGGCATTTATAGCAGTAGGCGTTGGCGCCGCGGTAAGTATAGGTGGATCTATATTTGGTGCGAGCCAAGCAAAAAAAGCAGAGAGAAGAGCCGCTAAAGAAAAAAGAGCTTTACAAGCAGAATTTAAAGCAGCAGAAGAGTCTAGACAAGATGTGATAAATCCTTATGCTGATGTAACTAGTTTAGCTGATATGATTGTAGATAACACTGGCTTGTTATCTAATGCTTACGCTAATGTAGGCGTTGCTACGCAAGCCGCTGAATTCCAAGCAGAAGAAGCTGATATAGCTTTAGCAAACACGTTAGATACTTTGGCTGCTACCGGTGCTAGTGCTGGCGGAGCTACTGCTTTAGCTCAAGCCGCTTTACAAAGTAAACGAGGAGTTTCTGCAAACATAGAACAACAAGAGGCACAAAATCAAAAACTTGCAGCGCAAGGTGAACAATTTTTACAACAACAAAAACTAGCAGAAGCGCAGCGAGTTCAAAGTTCTTTAATGGGCGAAGCTGCTAGAATGCAAGAGACAGATGTGTTAGGTAAAGAATTTGTTTATGGCGAGACAGAACGTAGAGAAACAGAAAATCTAAATAGATTACAAGCTCAAATAACTGGTCAACAACAAGCTGAAATGCAGGCTAGAGCTGATGGTGCAGCTGCTATAAGCGCAGGTATAAGTGCTGTTGGTAATATAGCGTCATCGGGAGCATCAGCAGCGAGTAATATAAAGGCTGCTAAAATCGCTAAAGGAATCAAATGAAAGCGTTGATACAGATATAAAATATAAAAAACATGGCACTACCAAAATTTTCAAGAAATTATACCCGCTCTGGAGCTTATGAAAATCCTGTGACTCCTGTAGATACTAAGACTGGTGCTATCATAGCTCAGACTATATCTAACGTGGGTAACATTACTGCTAATTTTATAGAAAGACAGAACCAAGCTGTCAGCGCAGAGAACGCAGCTATAAAAAAAATGTTGAATGGTATAAACAAAAACGCAACCACTAAAAGAGAACAGTATTCTAAATCATTAGGTGAGCATGGCTTAGCTCAAAATGAAGAGTTTGCTAGAGTAGGTACTGAAATGATAGATTATTTAGAAGAGCAAGAAACTTTACTTGCTATGTATAAAAGAAATAATGATTCAGAAAACGCTAAGATAGCTGAAAACAATATATTTAAAACTAATTTAGCTTATGGTAAGTTGACGCAAGTTATTAAAGAAACTCCAGACGCTCTTAAAACCTACAGTGAAGATTCTTTAGCATCAAACAACGGGAAACCAGGCGGTATAGCACTTTCTGGTGCTGGAAAGCAAAACAACCAATACTGGTTTGGTATGTCTGCTTATCAAGGTTCTTCAGCTGATAGCTCTTCAAGCTTGATATGGGACAAAGACAGTGATGAAAAGGGTTTGTCTATGGTTCTTAATAGTAAAGAAATACAACAAAATAAAAATTTATTTACAGAAGATGAAGAATTTGGAGGTATAGTTGTAGATCCTTTAAATTTTTTACAGTCCGATCCAGGCAGAATACCAGATATTAAAACAACAGGCGTTGAAATACTTGGTGCTAAGACTGATGACAATCCAAACGGGGTGAACTTAGTTGGTAAAAATGGACAAGTTAATGATCTTAATTTTTATGATACTTCAAGTCCACAAAAAATAACAAGAAAAGCAGGTAAGGTTTATGTTCAGTATAATTACAACGAAACAGCTCTTGTCGATAGATATAAAAAATCTGTAGAAGATAATCTAGTAAATCCATTCACTACAAGTCCAGATGTCAGTAGAATAAACGCTATAAGTAACAACGTGTTTAATTATGAAATGATTCCAGACGCTGATGCTGCTAACGAAAACGGTAGTCCATTTAGCGTAAATGATCAAACTAAATTTCAAGATAGCACGCTTTCTTACGTACGTGGATTAGTTCCTCCGCCAAAAGAATTTGTATTTGACGAAGCTGAATACGATGGTATTGTAAAGCAAACAGCTACAGAAAGAAAAGAAGCTAAACAAGCTGGTCAAGAAAAAATTAACATACAAGAAATAGAGAAATTAAAAATACCTACAATATCAAATCCTATTAGAGATAGGTTTGCTATAGCTGGTGTTAAACCTAAAATAAATCTTAAACAAACTAATGAGCTGCTAAGACAAAAAGGTTTCTCAACTAAAATGGACGTTACAGACGAAGAAGGAAAAATAACAGTAATAAAAGTTACATCAGATTTATCTGGTAAAGAGCGCGATATTCAAATAACAAAAGATACAGATCCTGATACTGTAAAAGATTTATTAAAACAAATTGTAACAAGTAAAAGACCACTGCCAACAAAAAAATAATATATTATGTTTAAATTAAATGGAACTGAATATACATTAGATGAAGTTACTCAAGCTGCGAGTAACGAGCAACTGTCTGTAGATGAGTATGTAAACAAGCATGGACTTGAAACTACAGAAGTTACAGACGAAATACAAACAACCCCAACTGAGGGAAAGACAAACGGTGCTGTGGGAACGGATGCGGCTGTAGCACCAGTGACAACTCCAAGCAGAGCATCCATGATTGTAGATGCTCAACCAAAGAGTACGGAATCAGAATCGGTAGATACTTCTGGGGATTTACAACCAAAAAAAGTAGGTAGACCTAACGCGCAAACTAGAGCTGCTCAAAGGGCTGCTAAAATAGAGCAGAAAAAACAAGACTACGCTGATCAACTTGCTGATCCTTCTCAACAACCTCTTATAGATAGTTTTAGTTCTGCTGTTAGTAGTGTACTGTATGAAAATGGTATTTATAAATTAGATGTAGAAGGTGAAAAGTGTAGAAGATTTAATAGCTGCAGGTGTAAAAGATAAAGTAAGAGATCAAGCTTTGTCTAACTACTATAGATTAAATCCAGGACAAGACCTTCCAATGGAAGATAACCTTGAACAAGTCTTAGAAGATCTTATAGAAAAAACTAGGGTAAAAGAAATAAAAGAAAAAAGAGTAGCTGAAGATACTACATTAATAAAAGCTAGAAACGAAGGCACTTATCAAAGTACTATAGACACTGGGTTTGCGCACATGGTAGAAGATCTTACACCTGCTCAAAGACAATTTGCTAAAATAAACCAAGACGTAAAAAAATACCAAAAAATAAGCAACGATCCTAGTGAGAGCGAGGCTAATAGACAAGCTGCTACAAATGAAATAGCTAGGCTTATGCCTTCTTACGAAGCATCTTTTGAAATGATGCAAACAAGTGATCTAGGTCCTGAGCTTAAGGAAAACGAGCAAGGTTATTATAGACAGCAACAGAAAAAAAAGAAAGCAAAATATCAGTATCTTTTTGATCCAATTACAAATGAAAAGCTGACTATTACAGAAGCTATATCTAGTGATAAAGGTCAAGACAAATCAAAAGAAATAGCAGAGCTTACATCGCAATATGCTAACTTAGATCAAGAGCTTTTAGAAAGAAATCTTTTTCAATATCTTTTAAACGATAAAAATAATACAGCTGCTCTTAACACTACGTATGATTTAAAACCTACTGGTCAATCAGCCGCGGAAATGGCTACTATATTAGGTAGCAAAGGTTACCAAGCAGACGCTGATGGTGTGATAAAAAACATACCGTTAAAAGAACTTCGTTTTATGAACGATGATTTTTTACAAAGCTCTTTAAAAGCAGCACAGCCAGAAGGGCAGGCTACCGTTATACCTGATCTCCCTGCTACAATAGATTATTTATATGATCAAAAATTAGAGCTAGGACTTCAGAAAGAAGCTTTAAACAATACTTATTTTTTAAACATAGATCCGGCTAGTCAAAAGCAAACTGCCGTAGATGTTGCTGGTAGATTTATTGAAACAGCTCTTGAAGGCGCTGGTGTAAAGCCAGGTGTACTACCTACATCTGCAAGAAAAAAACTAGACGAAGCAGAAAAGTTATTTTTAGATGCTGGTATAACAATAACACCTGAACAAAAAGAAAACTTTGAAAGAAGTTTCGGTATGAAAGTTGTCGAAGGTGTTGGTGCTTTTGTGCCTGAACTAGCTAAGTTTGCTATTGCTAATAAAATAGCTGGAGCTGCTGGTGTTACTAGGTTAATAAGTCAATTAGCTAGTAAAGGTAGAAAAATAGAAGCTGGTATTTTATCTATAGCGTTGGAAGAAGCTAAGTTTCAAGGCGTTACACTGGGTGAAGCCCCTACTGGTGCTGGTGCTGGTTTTGCTATTGGTGGTATGACAGCTGCTAAATTTATACCTAAATTCTCTGGTGAACTAGCTAGATTTAATAACTTAATAGAAAAACCTATAGGTGGTGCTATCGGTGGTGTTGCTGGTAGTAATACAGCTGTACTAACAGAGGCTATGGTTAGCGACTTAAAAGGTAGTGCTAGTTTTAAACAATATCTAAATGATTATTATGGGGCTATGGATAGTCCTATAGAAGACGAGATAATAAATGGTATTGTATTTGGTATATTAGGTGGTGCTAAACTTAGACCTAGAGATTTAAAAAGTGTATCAGCCCGTAGAAAAATGTTTGAGAATTTAAATTCTGAAATAAGATCTGGAAAGTATAAAGGCGCTGAACTTGAAAAGAAACAAAGACTAGCTCAAGATTTAAATAGAACAATACAACAAGCTGATGCTAAGTTTAATAATTTAGATATAGGTTCTCAAAAAGCAGAGGCTGACAAAGCTTATGAAACACTAGCCACAACTGAAGCTAATGCACCTAGAGCTATAGAAGCTCAAAGAACAATAGCAAACTATGAGGCTAACAAGACCGCTGCTGTTAGATCTATTAAAAGACAAGAGGCTAATATAAATAAGTCTGAAGTATTTAAAGACAAAACAGGATTTAATAGGGTTGAAATAGTAGAAGGTAGAGAAACGTTCTTAGATCCTAATACTAAAGCAGAATATGATCCTATATCTAGGAGTATAAAAATAGATTTAGAAAGCTACAGACCTGGTGTTTTAGCTGAAGAAGTTTTTCACGCTACATTTAAAGCAGCGTTTGATCAAAACCCTACAGCAGCTAGAGTGTTTAAAACATCTATACAAAACGATGTAAACAACGCTTTAAAAGGTAAGAAGTTTACTGTAAACGGTAAAGAAGATTTAACGTTTGAAGAAGGCTATAAACGAATCATATGGTAAGACTAGCAGACCAGAAGAGTACGTAGCTAATGTAACTAATTTTTTAAGACAACCTAAATATCGAGACTTATTACTTGAACCTGGTTTATTAGCAGGTGTAAAAAGAACTATAGTAAACATCGGTAACAAAGCTGGTTTAAACTTTAATAGCAAGACAGACTTTACTACAGCTAATCAACTTGTAAACTTTTTAGATGGGTTTGGTGAAGTTGTAGAAAGTGGAGGTGCTGGAATCATTGGAAAAAAGTTTAAGCAATTTCAAGATATAGTTATTGATGGTAAGAAATTAGTAGACATTGAAACAGGTAAAGAGGTTGTGTCAGAAGTAAGAGAAGCTAAAGAAATATCAGAGACTAATAAAGAATTAGCTTCTAGAAACTTAAAAGTTGAAGAAAGAATAATACAAGAAGGTGCGTTTAAAGTTTCAGAATTAGAAGGCGAGGCTAGAGAAAAAGTCGTTAGGGAACTAGAAGAAATCAATAGACCTTTAGTAAAGAAATTAGCTTTCCAAGCAGCTAACAATCCTAAAATATTAGCTTTAGAAAAAGGTAAAAGAAAAACAGTTCAAGAATTTGAACAAGGATATAACGAAGAGTTAACTAAAATTATAAATAACTACGAACCAATAGTAGTAACAGGTAAGCCAGAAGATCTTGGTAAAAGAATTAACTTTGGAGCTTACCTAGCACCCAGACTAAAGCTACGTTATGGTAATATCTTAAAGCAATTAAAGAAAGGCGAGGTTGAAACTACACGCATAGAAGGCAGTGCCGCAGAAAAAATGGTTGTAGAACCAGGAGTTGTCGAGAGCACTACAGTTTTAGAAAAAGGTTTACCAAAAAAACCTAGTGAAGCTACTGAATATATATCAGAACAACTTAATAGAGTTGTGGATAAAATTAAAAAATCTGGCAAAGTAAAGGCGTTAGAGAATTTAACTAAAAAAGAGTTAGAGAATTTAACGGGTGAAGAAGTGTTTTTAAAAGCAGAATCTGAAGCTATAAAAGAAGCCTTTAAAGATAAAGAAATTTCATCAATTAAACAAGCTACACCACCGAAAAAAGTTATAGAGCTTTATGCTGACATGCTTGGTATGAATAACAAGGTTGGTTTAGAAATATTAGCAGACCCAAAACGTAATTGGAATAAAGAAAACTCAGCTGGCGCTACAGCTGCTAAACAATTTATAAGTAAAAATATAAATTACTTTTGGTCAACGCTACCAAAAACTAAAACACAACCCGCTGAGGGTACACCTAAAGCAACTGGTATATATCAAACTACAATAGGTAAAGCTTTTTACAATAAAGAAGGTAAACTTGTAGGAACTTTTAAACAATTTAAAGATATTTTTGATGGTAAAAATACTATTGTTAATGGTGTAGAGTTTAATAAAATAGATCCTAAAACAGGCAAAAAAATGCCTTTGTATAGAGACGCGCAGCATTTTAAAGCTGGTATTAATTTTATTACGCGTAATAGAATCATGGAAGAAATGGTTCCTGATACAGCTAAAAGATTAAGCAGCGGCACTAGGTTTGCTAAAGAAATAAAAGAAGCAACCCCACCTGTTAAAGGTGTAATGAAAAACAAACAAGACATAGTTAAAAATAAAGGTTTTGAATTAATATCTGTAGGTAAAACTGGTTTAGATAAAATAAAAAGTTTTGCTAAAGGTGATGCTTTAGATGTTTTTGGTTCTGAGTTAACAAATGAAATACTAACAGTTGCTAAAGTTTTAAGTACTGCTGGCAACAGAGCTTACAGTTATAAAAAAGACGGATCAAAGAAAAAAGGTGGTGGTGCTATAGGTGGAGGTTATTTATTTGTAACAGAGCCAGGTAGAGCTGCTTTAAAATATGGTGAAAATAGCAAAGAGTATAAAGATACCGCGGATCTTGTAGCTGCTGGAGAACTTGGTAGTTTAAATCAATTAAGAAAAGAAATAAAAACTGCAAATAAAAAAGGTATATTTAGCAGTGAAGATATAACAGCTATTAAAAGAGCTTTAACACACAAAAGATTTAGCGCTGAGCAAAACACAAAAGATAAAGCTTTAATAGATAAAGGAATAGATTTACTATTTGAAGGGTATAGAAAAATATATGAAAAAAATCCTAATCTTTTACCTGAAATAGCTTTTGTAACTTATAGTTATAATTCAAATCAAAATCCTTTTAGAGACGCAGCGACGTTGACTGGTGGACAAACAGGTTTAAAAGAAGGTCAAAGAACATGGGAAGAACATGTGCAGCAGTATGGTCCTTTTATGAATGAATTTTTAAAAGCAGTTACAGGTTCAAGAGAAGCTTTTAATTCTTTTAAAGATATGGCTAAGAAGCAATACTTTCAATTAAAATTAAGTAAAGACGCTTCTAACAAATTAGATACCACATATACAAAAACGAAAAAAGGTGAACCAGCGGAACAATGGAGGGGTAAATTTGATTTTCACCCTTTACAAGTAGAAAGTTATAAGCGAGCTGAAAAATCAGGTGATTATTCTAATGTTATAGATCCCATGATAAGAGCTTATAATGAATACGTTACGCTTGATCCTTTTACTATAGTAAGAGAAGGTATAACGGATGCTGCTAGGTATAATGTTCAAGTGCCTAAAAAATATCAAAAAAATCTTAACGTTATAAATAAAGCAGGAGATTTAATATATGATGTAATACGTACAGAAGCTGGTTTCTTAGAAGGATCTAAAGCTGTTACTAGAAACCAAGCTCAAAAATTAATAAATGAATATGTTAAGCTTTCTGAAGGCAAAACAAAAGCTGAAACAAAAAACAACGGTGAGCTACCACCATCGTTATCTTTTACTGAAAAACAAAGTAATGAAAAAGTAATAGAGGAACTAAGCACACTAGACAAAGCTTTAAAAGTAGCTAGAGATCCTAAAGGCACCAGTTAAAAAAATACGTGTGTTTGATTTTGATGATACACTAGCTAGATCTAATAGCAAGGTTATATACGAGATGCCTGATGGTAAGACTGGCAAACTAAACGCTACGCAGTTTGCTGAAAGAGCTGGAGAGCTAGAAGCTCAAGGAGCTACATTTGATTTTGCTGAGTTTAGTAAAGTAGTTGACGGTAAAAAAGGTCCTGTGTTTAAAGGCTATAGAAAACATTGTAGCTAAACGTGGTGCTGAAGATGTATTTATACTTACAGCTCGACCTGCTGATGCTGCTGGTCCTATCAAAGAATTTATGGATGCGCTTGGCGTTAAAATACCTATTGAAAACATTGTAGGTTTAGGCGACGGTAAAGCACAAGCTAAAGCACGTTGGGTAACTGGTAAAGCAGCTGAAGGTTATAACGACTTTTTCTTTGTAGACGACGCTTATAAAAATGTTAAAGCTGTACGCAATGCGCTAGAAGTGTTTGATGTTAAATCTAAAACACAGCAAGCTAAAGTTATGTTTAGTGAAACTGTAGATCTTAATAAAGACTTTAACGATATTATAGAGGCTAAAACTGGTATTGGTGCTGACAAAGTATATAGCAGAGCTAAAGCTCAAGTTGTTGGCGCTAGTAAAGGTAGTATATTTAAAGGCATACCTTACTCAGCTCAAGACTTTACAGGTTTGCTTTATGAGACATTAGGTAAAGGTAAGTTGGGTGATCAACAAATGGCATGGTATAAGTATAATCTTCTTGATCCGTTTGCTAAAGGTGTAAACGATATATCAAGAGATAGGATTGCCATGATGAATGACTACAAGTCTTTGAAAAAAGAACTTGGAGTTATACCTAAAGACTTACGTAAAAAATTACCAGGCGAACCTTACACTAAAGAACAAGCCGTAAGAGTATATACTTGGAATCAATTACAAGGTATGGAAGTACCAGGTGTTAGTAAAGCAGATTTAAAAACATTAAATGAGTTTGTCAATAACAATCCTGAATTAAAAGTTTTTGCAGAACAATTAGTTGCAATAAATAAGGGTGATGGATATGCTAAGCCAAAAGAAACATGGCTTACTGGTAGCATTACAACTGACTTATTAGAAGGTCTTAATACTACTAAGCGCGCTAAGTATTTAGAGCAGTGGCAAACAAATGTAGATGAAATATTTAGTGAGGCAAACTTGAACAAACTCGAGGCTGCGTATGGTAAGAAGTATCGTAAAGCTATAGAAAATAGTTTACAACGTATGAAGACTGGTCGTAACAGATCTTTCTCAGATGATAGCTTAACAGGTAAATTCACAGACTGGCTTAACGGTAGTATCGGTGTAACAATGTTCTTCAACACAAGATCAGCATTGCTACAAACGTTATCATCAGTTAACTTTGTTAACTTCTCAGATAACAATCCGCTTAAAGCAGCTAAAGCTTTTGGTAACCAAAAACAATACTGGAAGGACTTTAAATACTTAATGAACTCTGACTTCTTAAAAGAACGTCGCGGTGGTTTACGTATGAATGTTAACGAAGCTGATATTGCAGAGGCTGCTAATAAAAACGGGCCAAGAGGTGTTGTTAATAGATTATTACAATTTGGTTTTACACCTACACAAATAGCTGATAGCTTTGCTATTGCATCTGGTGGCGCTACGTTTTATCGTAACAGAGTTAAGACTTACGAAAAGCAAGGGCTTAGTACAGCTGAAGCAGAAGCTAAAGCATTTGAAGATTTTAGAGAGATATCAGAAGAATCTCAGCAGTCGTCAAGACCTGATAGAATATCTATGCAACAAGCAGGACCGCTAGGCCGTCCTATACTTGCATACGGTAACACTCCTGCACAGTATGTAAGGTTGACAGATAAAGCTATTAAAGATTTAAAAGCTGGCAGAGGAGACGCTAAAACAAACATTAGTAAAATTATATATTACACCACTGTACAGAATTTAATATTCAACTCGCTGCAACAAGGTTTGTTTGCTATAGCTTTTGGTGAGGCAGATGCTGATGACGAAAAGTATACTAACAAATATATAGATGTAGCTAATGGTATGGCTGATTCTATATTGCGAGGAACTGGTGTTGGTGGCGCTGCTGTATCTGTAGGTAAAAATGCTATTATACGTATTATTCGTGAGCAAGAAAAGAAAATGCCTAAGCTTGAGAAAGTTGGTTATGAGCTTACTAAAATATCTCCACCTGTTTCTTCTAAGCTTTCTAAAATAAATCAAGCCGCAAGATCTTATCAATGGGATAAAGATGAAATGATTAGCAAAGGGTTTAGCATAGATAACC